ATGGGTCAGGATATGACTCAACTTTCAGATATAATCGAAGAACTGAAAGACATGGATTTAGTAAAATCTGATAAGAAACTAAGTAAAACCGTAGAAGGCTTTGATGAAAAGAACTTGGAGATTCTCGCCTCTGCCTCTGAGTTGAGAAAGGATTACGAAACACTATTCACACAATTAAGAAAAATGGTTTATCCACCATCAAAGAAAGGTAAGCAGTGATACAATGAATTGGAAAGAAGAACTAAGAGTGCGGATTAAAGAAAGTTTATCTAAAATGTATGAGGAGGAAGCAAGCAATGAGTGACGAGATGTTGATGTTGATGAAGGAATTGGTGGACAAAGTAAAAGCCTTAGAGCAAGCAGTCTACAACAAAGACAATCTGTTAATGAAATCAGGTTTTGTCGTTTACGAATCACCTACACCTACAATGGACAGTAAGGATATTGCAGGTAGTAGTACAATAAAGAAGAGTATGGATTGGGAAGACATACACGAATTAGTCAAACAAATGGAGTGAATGATATGCCGGAGAGAGTAACAAGAGAAGAGAAAGTAGTCGAGTTGGCTATTGCCAAAGCAAAAGAAGTAATACAAGAAGCAAAGCATCTTGGACAATTAGAGTTGGATGAGCCTCTTACTGGTGAAGAAGTCAAAGTAAAAAGACCAAAGAAGAATCCTTCGGAAGAACCTTTACCAAAAACAAGTAATGTTGAAGGAAAAGAAGATAAGTTAAATGACTGAATCCCTACGAAAGACGTGAGGGGTCAGATGCCGCAAACAGGATTAGAGTTTGAAAAAGAAACAAGTGGCCTAACAAAACAGGTCTTAGATTTCTTTGAGAAAGTTCGTTACTCCTATCTTTCAGCAAGAGAAAATCCCGATGATTATGGGGATGCTTGGAAGAAAACAGTAAAGGATATCAGAGAACAATTAGATTCTCTTGATGATTTCAGCAATGAATTGAAAACTTATGTCAAAGAAGACGTGGCTCAATCTGATGAGGCATACAACCCAAAATCAAGACAAGCAAAAGAATTGTATGAAGCAGTAAAGGAACTCAGGTTCAAATCCGAAAAGGTTAGCGACCCGTTTTCAAAACAACTTGGTGATAATGTAATACCTAAGTTGTTGAAGAATGAAGCATTGTTTGCTTATTTTATTCATTATGCACTACGCTCTCATGCAAATGCTTTACCTGAAAAGGCATGGAAAGCGGTAGAACTCAAACCCGATAAGATAACTCAAAATGTAATGGGTTTGGATTTAGAACCAAAGGACATTCCATTATACATCATGGAACATTATGGTGGAGAAGAGGAAGACACAAGAAGAGTGGAAAGTAAGTTCAAGGGGGCTTACAAATTATTAGAGAAGGTGTATGCTTCTCAATATGATGAAGATAAATGGGATAATCTCGTTGAGTTAGATATTGCAAAGAGTGAACAAAAACAAGAAATTGACTTTATCGTTCCCAACAAACCAATGTATAGAATCTTTGAGATAGATGATATGAAAGAAATCAAAGGGCTTACTGGTGAATATATTGTTCAAGAAAAGTATGATGGTATGAGAATACAACTTCACAAGTTCAATGGTAAAGTTAGAATATATTCTTTCAATGAAAAGGACATTACAGATAAGTGTCCAAAACAAGTAAAACACTTGGAAAAGAAAATGTTCAATGATTGTATATTAGATGGGGAACTCATGTTGTTCGATGGTGATGAGCCATTACATAGAGCAGACACAATAGCCCATGTTTTCAAGAATAAAAAGGGTGGTGAACTAAAGGCACACGTCTTTGATATTATGGTTCACGAAGGAAAGAACATTACTGATGAAACTCTACGAGAAAGAAATAATATTCTTCTGTATCAATATGCTCAACATTCGTCTGAGGACTTAGCATTCCCATCTAAGAAGGATACAAGAATCGCTGATTCCATAAAAGAAGTAGAAACTTATGCTAAAGAAATAATGCAGTTACCTGCATCAGAAGGTGTGGTAATCAAAGATATAGAATCAACATATTACATTGGGGTTAAGAAAAATCCTAAGTGGATTAAGTGGAAAAAGTTCGTGGACTTGGATGTTATAGTGTTGGATGATAAGAAGACAAAGAGCAATCTACATTCTTACACAATGGGAGTTGGGCCAGTTAATGCTGAAACTGCGAGAAACTACAAGACTGTTGAGTTTGAAGATAAAGACTACTTAGAAGTGGGTAAGGCTCTCAACACAAAACAATCAGTAAAGATTGGTAGTATAGTTAGAGTTAAGGTTGATGAAGTTAAGAAAGGAAAAGATGGATTCAAACTATTTTCTGCTAAAGTTATAGAGATACCCGAAGTAACTCAATCAGATACGGTTGAAACATTAGAGCAACTAGCAAGTAAGACAAAAAAATCTCTTAGTGCAATTGGATATACATTTGGAGATAAGGTAGGTGGGATGTTTGAAGTTACATCGGGACTGCAAAATCCAAGAGGTCAAAGTAAGAAAGATGTAAAGAAAGGGTATTACATTACAGACCACATACATGGAACTGCTGAGATTATTCTAAAAGAGGATATGGATGGTTTCACAATCTATGGTTTTGAAGGAGATTCTCTTATGCAGAAGAATGCTCTATACAACATAGACTTGTGGAAAGAGCAAGTAGTTAGCATAATGAAAGGGAAACGTTCTACTTTTAGATTGGCTATTCGTAATGAAATATTAGAGAGTGGTAGAGATAATCTAAGGTTTGAACAGATATTAGATTATGTTAAGGACAAACATCAAGGAACTTTTCAAGACCTATTCGACTCTGATGAAGGAAGGTTAATGTCTTGGATGAAACAACAAGAAGATTTAGTTTATCTTCATCCTAACAAGTTTACTGCAAGAGAAGATATACTGGAAAAAGACGTTGAAGAATTACAAAAGGAAGAAACAGGTAAGTATACAATTAATCTTAGAGAAGATGATAATGTAGATTTAATCATAGAATACAAAGACGAGCGTATGGGTTGGACTATTGATATTGAAGAGTCAGAAGACATATACGAATTGTTTGGTAAGTCAGGTAAGTATCCGGCTATTGTAATGAAGAATGCAGGTGAGCCTAAGAAAGTCTTGGATAAAGGCAGTATAGAATTAGGTATTCAAAAAGATGGATACCATGAATATAGATTAGATGGAGATAAGTTTCAAACGAGAATGCACTTTAGAGTAGTTCCATTAGATGAACAAAAGAGTTGGATAGCATGGACAGGAAAGAAACAAGAAATGTTAGACGATGAAGAGAACCCAAATAAATGGAATCTGAATGAAGATTCTTATGCTCAATTACCTTTCCCTTCGGATAAAAAAGAGTAATTATTGCTATTACTTCATATAGTAAGAGTGTAAAACCTACCGATAATGCTGATGATGGATACTCCTCTGCTAAAGGCTGAGAGTAGTCATGAGTTTACTATTTTGAAGTCTGATAACCTAATTATTGGTGGTTATGCTTCAATCGAAATAGTAGACAAGCAGAATGATTTAATCACAATTGAGGCACTACAAGATGCAGTAAAGAAATACATGGCTGATGAAAAATACAGAAATGTAATGTCTAACCATTCTAACGTGCAAGTTGGAGAAGTTGTAGAGCAGTATAGAGATGCTAACGGAGTTTTGCACAAGACTGCCGTAGATGATGTAGGATTCTATGTTGTGATAAAACTACGAGATGACATTGAGAAAGCAAAAGAAATCTCAAGAGGAATTAGAAAGGGAACTCTACGTTCCTTTAGTATTGGAGGACAAGCCATTTCAAAGAAGCAAAGAACTTCTGAGGAGTATGGTGAGTACAATGAGATAGACAGGTTGGAACTGCATGAAGTTACAATCTGCGAGAAGGGGATAAACCCCGAAGCAAAATTCGACATTTTGAAAATGGAGGAAAAAAACATGAGTGAAAAGTTAGAAAAAGCACTTGAAGAACTGAACGACCTGATGAAACAGGTTAGTGAAGTTACTTCGACAGAAAATGAAGACGTAACGAAGAACGAAATGGCCTACATGGACACCAAAGATGACGAGATGGCTATGGCTGATGATGAGTCAGACATGGACAAGTCAGAAGAGGATGACATGGACAAGGCAGACGAGGACATGGAAGAGAAGGCTCTTGATGAGGATTCAACAAGAGACTACGAAGCCGGAGAAGTTGTTGTAGATGGAGGAAACCCAAAACCTGCACCTGCTGAACTAAAGTCCTTCGGGCTTGATGGAGCAGACTTTGCTACTCTCGACCTATCGGCTGAGAATGTAGAAAAAGCATATGCAAAATTCAAGGCAGATAGAATGGAAGCAATGGCTTTCGATTCTCTCAACAAGCAGTTTGAAGCCCGACTCGCAGAAGAGTTGTCTGTTAAGAAGGCGGAGGCTGAAAAAGCATCTTACGATGCTCGCTCAGATGTAGCGGCTCTAAAAGAAGAGTTTGCTGAACTACGCAAGTCCCTATCCGAAAAGGATTCAGAAATTAGGAAGGCACAGGAAGTAGCATTTGCTCTACCTGATGGAATGCCAACAAGCATTGAGGCGGCGGCTGAGATGTCTTGGGAAGATATTCACGCATTAACAAGAGGTGATTAAATATGTCAGGATACATTAAGACAATGAAAGACTTAGAAGCAGCAACATACGGATACGGTGGAAACACTGGTAATGCTCTACTCAAAGCGGGTGGAGTTGTTGGAGGATTTGGAACTCCTCACGATGCAGCCAGTAACCCATTTACTGCTGCTGCTGGTCTTGGCGACCTTTACAACGTTCTGTATGGACAGAAAGTTTGGTCTATGCTAAATCAGGAAGTTAACCCTCTTGCTATGTTGGCTAAGAGGCCATACACATCTTCCGGTTGGAGAGTTCTAAAGAGCCGACCTATTGGTGGAAGTGGTTCAGAGTTCGCTACTGGTGCTAATGCGGTTAGTGCAAACATGAACTCAAATGATGCAGCAACACCAAGAGCAGATACCATTGGTGGTGTCCCTGAAAACGCAGTTATTGGAACAGATATGGTTGCACTTGCACCTGAATACACAAAACTGTATGTTAGCCCTAAGACTATTGCACACCTGTTTGAGTTCTCAGAACTCGGTATGGAACTTGCTGCAATTGATGATGGTGTCGGTGATATCAGAGCAATTGTTCGTGAGGACATGGGTAAACTACACGCAGAAGTTCAGAGTAAGATGCTAGTTATGCCTCTTGAGAAATACTCGGAGAACGGAACAACTGGTATTGAGAAGAACTACACTTCTCTACTAAAGATTGTTTCATCTGCCGCAGAAATCGCTCAAATGGCTGACGATGACGTATTCTACCACAACCAAACAAACAACGGTACGGCAGCACAACTTGCTGACGCAACCAGTATCTTTGGAACTGAGAGAACTGTAACTGTCAACACATCCGGTGGTAGTGGAAACTACACATACACTGGTGTTGCATCTTTCCTTGATGCAGAGGTTGACTTCGGAGCAAACTACACATCAGGCGGTTGCCGTGTACTAACTCTAAGTCTACTGAATGACATGATTCGCAGAATCAGGCAGAATGGTGGAAACCCGAAAGTTATCATTACCGGATACGATACCATCCAAAAGATTGCTGACTTGCTACAAAGCCAAGAGCGATTTATGGACAGGAAAGAGGTTGTTCCTACACACAACGGAGTTCGTGGTGTAAAGGGTCAAGAGGTTGGATTCAGAGTTGCAACATACTACGACATCCCAATCATCCCTGCAAAGGATATGCCTTCTACTGGTAAGTCAACAACCAACAGGCTCAGTGATATACTGATTCTTGATACTGACCACCTATGGCTATCTGTTATGAAACCAACCCAATACTTTGAGGATGGTATCACTAGCGGAAACCCATTCGGTGTTGGTAAACTCGGAAATCAGGGTATGTACCGCACTATGGGTGAAACTTGCTGTTCCTTCTTCAAGGGACAAGGTAAGATTACCAACCTAAAGAGTGCTTGATTTCAACACTGAATAAGTAAGTAAATCTGAAAAACGTAAAGTAGTAGCCTCTGCCCCGACAGTATGGGGCAGGGGTTACTGCCGAAAACAAAACAGAGGTAATAATATGGCTTATATTAGATTGAAAGAACACAGAACAAGAGGCGACATAGTAATACAAGGTGCAGGTGAAACGGTATATTCTATTAACGAAATACCTGTTGAAATACCTGCAAGAATTGCTGCACTTTACTTAGGTGACGAGCAAATGATTGTAGAGTTTATTGATAGCGATAAGAAAGATATCAAGAATATGCCTGAAAATAGATTGGTTTCAATTAGAGAGCATTTGGGCTTAGATGAGGGTGCAGATGTTTTGAACGTTCTATATCCTAAGAAAGCAAAGACCACTGTTAAGAAGAAAGTTGAGGAGGTTGTTGAGACTGTCACTGAAACAGTTGTTGAGACTGTTACACCGGAAAAGAAAACACCTGCTCCTAAGAAAACAACAACAACCAAAAAAGAACCTGCTAAGAAAACAACCACTAAGAAGGAAGTGGAATGATGGTAGGTGGAGTAGCGGGTAGTCCAGTCAGAACCGCTAGTGCAGTATTGAATGTAGGTAACTGTAAGTTGAACAGTGTTCATTTTACTTCTACTGGAACTGCAACTCTAAAAATATACGACCACGATAGTACAAGTGTTGGTTCTGCTGATGAGGTCGCACGTCTAATTCTAACCGCTAATACAACAACTGAGTTCGATATGCATGGGAGAGCAATGGGAACAGGTATTACGGCAATATTGAGTGGTTCAGGGGGAGCATACTCTTGCACATGGAGTTGATTGCTTGCCAGTTATAGATACAGATACAAGATTAATAATGACCATGCTCTTTGTTGGAGCAGTAAGTGGATTGAACATTTACGTATACGCCTTAGTTGGAACATCCTTTCCATACACCGGAGTAGCCCATGCAGTGTTATTTGGAGTTAGCACTGTTGGTGGGATAATGATATTGAAAGTAATATTAGATTTGATTGCCAACGATTTCATTGAAGAGTTCTTGCTAAAACGAAGAATAGATGCTTATTGGAATAGAAAGGCAAATGACGAAGAAAACAGAAAGAGGGTAAGAGAATCCTTAGTTCAGTTCCAACAGGCATACTATCAGAGTCAACAACAAGTACAACAAAATGTTATGGTTCAGCCAGTAAGCGACAACACTCTAAGCCCCACTTTCTTAACGCAATTCCAAGAGTGAGGTTAGAATATGGTCGGAGAAATCCTAATGGGATTCGATGAATCCACATTAGCCTATGACCTACAAAGAGCGCACTCTGCTGATATTTGGTTTCTAAGAGCAAGGTTCTACATTTGGGGTGCAGCAGTTTCAGTAGGAACTTTTCTAATAGGCCATGCGTTGCCGATGTTTGGTGTTAATCTATATTCTATCTTTTGGGATGGGTTTGTCTCTTTTTGGAATCATCTATGGGGGTAGAGCCTAATGTCCGTGATGACGGGCTTTGCAATACTCATAGTTGAGGCTATGAACAAGATGTATCAACGTCTTCACTCTATACCGTTTGGTGTGTATGGTGCAAGTAAAGTAGGTAAAACAACATTACACCATCAGTTGAGAACAAGAGGAGAAGTCCCTTCTATTACAGATAGAACAGTTGGTTTACATCGAGCCACAAGAAAGTATGTGAAACTTGACGGTGATGCTCATACTGTAAAAACTGCTGATGTTGGTGGAGAAACTGTTTACTGGAATGAATGGTTAGAAGATATGCGTGGTCGTCATGTAAAATATATTATTTTCATGATAGATGATAGACATATGGACAAACATTACGATATAGAACAACAACTATGTTGGACATTTTTAGTTGATACTATTTGTTCATCTCATTGGAACTTGAACGGTAAAAAAAAGAAAAAGAAACCGCATGATTATCCAATAGCAGTATCTATTTGGGCTAACAAATATGACTTATGGAAAGACAAATATGACTACAATGGAGATATGGATAAGCACCCTATATTTGAGTCATTCAAACCCGGTATGCAGAAGTTAAATGATAAAGGAATACCGTGTCATAAATACATTGTAAGTGCTAAATCTGATTCAGAAATGGTATATAGAGGAATCCTAACAATCATAAAGGACTACTAAGGGAGAGATGATATGTCTATGCAATTTCAGCCACCTAGTTTAATTGGCGCACAGTCAGCAAATACAGGAATGAACCCATTTCTTGACAGACTTTCTGCTGCAAGAGCGGCAGGTTCAGTCATGCTTTATGAGTATAAAAGCGTCAAGCCGAAAAAACAATTGAAAGAAATCATCAAAGTTCTTATGCCTGAAAAGAAAAAACTGTTAGGAATAAAATACGGTTTCAAATATAACATAAAAGATAGATGTGTGGTATGTGGAACACAAAAGAATTGGGATGCAGGGGACTCAATGAGGCCACCTCTTCCTTTACATAAAGTGCGTAAAGGATATCCAATGAGAGGAACATATTGTGAGAAACACGCTCAGATACACAGACAATATGAAATGTTAGAACAACAAATGCTCGCAGAAGAACATGGTCTTTCTTTTAGTGCTTACATCCCATCTGCAAGAAGTTTGAATCCTTTAGCAAGTGGCCCTATGACTGGTCTAAAACAGGAAGACATTACTTCTCTAACATCATTAGGTTGGACTATCAAACCCCCTGTTGCTTTAGTAGAAACTAAAGAGGAAGAGTTGTTCAGATTAATCATAGAAACCAATGGAATCAATAGTAGGATGAAAACACTATTAGCCGAAGGCACTAGGGTATCATCAGCACAAGACGAGGAGGATGTAGAATAATGGGACTATTCGGAACAAGCAACAGTGCGTTGTCAACCCAAATACAGGGTCAACAACAAAGTAATTTCAAAGCAATGAACAATTTACTAACACTACAAGAGAATCATGTAGAGGATTTCTTTCAGTATCATGGAGAAGCATTTTTGGGTGCTTTAGAAAAGTTAATTGAAGATGTAGTAACACGTTCTGTAAGTCAGATGTTAACTAAGTTAGAGTTCAATCAGAGTTCAAGTGGTAATCTAACAATCGCTCCCGAAGCACTTACTGAGTTTACATCAATAACTCAAGAAAACATTGATTTAGATTTGGCTAATCTTTTGGCTACTGCTATCAACAGTGAAGTTGTTATGCAGAGAAGAATGGCTAAACAACAGTATCTTGAAGCGCAAGGCTTCTCTTCTCCTTCTCAACCACAACCCACAACAACTTCAATGGGTATGAATCCCGGTGGATTAGACCCTTCACAGATACAAGGAGGAAATATGGCAGTAGGTATGAATAATACTCTAATGCAACAACAAATGGCTTTCAATAACCAATCAGGATATCCTGTTCCTCCTTCGGGATATGACAGTATGAACAATCCATATTGGATTGACCCCGCAACAGGCCAACCAACATACACTCCACCGCAGAGTGGATTAGGTTTAGCATCAGGAATAGGTAAAGCAGTTGCATGGGCTAAGTGGTTAGCATAGGATGGGGTCTGATGGATGGCAGAGATAAAAGTAACAAGTAAAGTTGTTGACGGGTTAAAAGTAGGATTTATTCTTAAACCTGAAAAGAAAAAACAAACCGTTGATGACTTGTTTACTGATGATGAGTTATTCAGAACTCTCACTGCTTTTATCTTCAATGGTGTTTCTAACACAACCTCAATGAAAGGAGTTCGTAGATTAACGAGAAAATTAATTTCGTTAGATAATTCTGATTATCGAGGAACAGATTTAGAATTTGATGAAGAGGAATATGAAAAGTATCTTGATACGTATTTTAGTAAAATAGAGAAAGCACAATTAGATGAATTAGTTGATATGCTTGAGAATATGAATTACGTTACTAAATCAGGTAAGAATCGTGCTTTTTCTCAAAATTTCCTTAATGAGATGGCAAAAGAAAATATTAGACTTTTAGATTTGAGGAATGATTTGAAAGTTAGTAAGTTACTAGGTAAGAGATACGGTAAAGGATTAGATGACACTGATGTTGATGATAGTGTAAAAGATAAGAAGTCTGCTGAGAAAAGAAGAGAGAAAAAATACGATGCAAGAAGCAGTAGATTGTTAGGGGCTTTTGATAGAAGTGAACCCGCACTTTATCCATCAATACTAATGAAGAGTGTTACTATTTCAGGCGGAGTAATAACTATTGATACAGAAAAATATTTCAAAGAGATTTTCAAGAAAGAAGGGTATGGAACAATAGGAACAGGTTCATTTCAGTTTAATGTAGGTGGAGCATCCAAAGCGACATCAGAAGACGAAAAGGAAGAAGAGGATGAAGATTCTAAATTAGATAGAGAAGCAGAGGAACAGGCATTAGAAGACTTTGGTTCAGATATGGAAACTGAGGAAGGTATTGAACAAAAAATGCTAACCAAAGCAGAAAACTATGGACAACCTGTTGACCAACTAGTTTCTCTTGCAATTTTAGATGGTGGTAAGTATGAATTGTTTGTGTTCGGAGAGAAGAAATCTTTCAATTCTAATGACAGAGATAAAAACATGGAAGATGTTTGGAATGCTATTCAGGACGTAAAGATGCCTGATAAAAAGTCATTACTTGATATTATTCGCTCACAGAGAAAATCAGTATTGAAAGACACCATCCTTTCTTTCATTACTCCAAGAGAAAATAAGATATCCATAGGAACTGCTACTATAACATTGAAGAGAAAAGAATGGAAAGATGAAGAGGATTTTATTGTTTGGATGACTAAAGGAGCAGGTAGTGAATCAGATAAGAAAACTGCCAAACAAGCAAGAAAACTTGCTGAACATCTTATGAAGATTGATAATCAGATAGATGCTATTGAAGGTAGTTGGAATGAGTATAAAACTGATGTTCCTTTTGATAGATTTTTCTCACATTTAATGTCTAAACAAAGAAAAGAAATGGTAAGTTGGCTTCAAGAGTTGATTACAAGCATAAAAGATGACAAGTATAATGTTGATAACCCGACACAACAAGTAACAAAAGATGTATTAGATGCAGAGGGAAATCCTGTTTTAGATGAAAGAGGATTTACAGAACAAGAGGTTGTAAGAGAGGGAAAGATACAGGTAGAGCAAACTATTGAAGATAAAGAGGGTCTACCTGTAAGAGATAAAAAAGGTAAGATGCGTACTAAACTGGTAGATTACGAACCAGTATATGATAACCATGAAAAACTCATAGAACTACTATCTACATTAAGAAAACAATTAGATAATACTAAGATAACAGAAGGACTTAACGTTGGTCAGTTCTTTTTACAAGAAGGAAAGAGAGAGGATTTAATCTTAGAAGAATTACAAAAAGATGTATTAGATGCTCTAAAAGGAAAAGGTAATTGGCAGACATACA